GAATTCATCTCCGAATACGACTCCAAACTGTTGATACCAAGGTTTTGGCATCTTATTCTTACCATTGTTCAATGACTGCCACGTCGTCACGACCATATCACATTCAATATCATTCGCCTTACTCAAACCTTGAGTCGACATGTGAATATCGCCTGTATATCCATAATCTCGAAAGTCACTCTCCATCTGATTCACCAGTCCAATCGTAGGAACAATGATCAAAGCCTTATGTTTTTGATACCATCTCATCAGAATGTAGATCATGAGAGATTTACCAGAAGAAGTCGGCGATACCAATGTTCTTCGATTCGATCGAATACATTTCAAGATTGAATCAAACTGATAATCTCGAACGGCATACTTTTCAGGAATTCCAAGAGTATTTATGAACTCTCTTAGCTCGTGCTCAGATACTCCATCATAATACAATTCTTCGTCAAACGAGAACGTATAGTTTCGAGCATCGCAAAACTTTTTAATATGTCTTGCTAAACCCGAGTATACATATCCAGTCAGATTGTTGATGAGACGAATTTTGCCGTCCCACATTCTCGCTCGATACTTTGGATGGAACTTATAATTCTCTGCATAGAACGTAAACTCGTCTGCCAATTCCATGATAGTCGATGGTTCTGCTTCCACTTTGACGTGGACACTATTAATAAATTTTAGGTGGACATCTGCCATTCTTAAACTCTAGTGACTGCAATGCCGTATCCCATACCAGGATCATACATTGGCACATGTAAACCAGTGTCGACTAGTTCGTCTACCGGACAACCCATAGCAGCCAGATCGGCAATGGCTTCTTCACGAGTTTGTCGCAATTTTCCAAACTGATTGCCATCATCCCACCATTGTGCTTGATAAAAATACATCAGATACCTACCTTGAACTTTTCCCATTCTATTGCGGCCTTAATATTAAAACCACGAGCAGTGAGAGACTTGATGATGGATTCAAGGAGATCAATCTTCTCGTGCTGAATGCCGAGTTTCAGCGATAGATTCACCATATCCTTGTCTGCTTCGATATAGTTATTCACTTCAGATTTGAGTATTTTACCTTGAGGTGGCAAACGCCAACCTTTCTCATGAGACTCTTCTGTCGGCCCGAGAGTATAGAATTCCAGCTTCTCGAGCTTGAGTTGCTTCAGTTCGACTTCTTGTTTACGAAGCAGCAGACGCTCATGTGTAAAGATCTTAAAATACTTGTGATGAAGCTTTGGAATGTTGAGCGCCTCGTCGCCGAGCTCAGAGCGATTAATCTGGGAATCTTTTTCCCATTCTGCATAAATGTCATCAATTTTCATAACTAAATCCTATAAAACTTCGATATCATACCTTAGATATTTAAACTCTACACTGCATTCTATATAATTGACACTAGTATCTGTACTATTAAACTCAATATCTCCAATGCTGATTGGAAATGCATCATAAAAAGTTATCATAATATTCGAGTTCATGCTACTATTCATAATCTGTAAGTTGAGATCCGAATATAAAGTAGATGTACCTCCAACTTGAGAATTCCGTAAAGCCTTATATCCATCGAAACTTACTGGAGAAGCGAGCGCTACCATCCAGTTGTAGATCTCGAGATAATCTGTCATATCTTCATTCACTCGAAACGTCAGATCGAGCGGGCTATAAGTCAGTTTGCCTGTGACTGGAATCGGAACGAACGGAGTAGGACTCTCGCCGTTGCTCATCTGTACTCCAGGAAAACGAATGTTCTGTACATTATAGCTAATCGCTGGTGCACGTGCCAAAGTAAACTTATAGCCTAGAGGTGACAGAAAGTTTTTGTTTATACTATTTACGGCTGTCATATCTTTCCTTTGGCTGCAATACCCATTATACACACTATTTATATATTGTACATGCCAAAAAGAAGGGGAGCCTTTCGACTCCCCTTCCAGTTTTAGTGGTTGGTTTTATACCAACTCTTTATGTATTATTTATATATGATTTTCTGATTTTCCACGATTCTTTTAGTTTAGCCCGCTGGTTTTTTGCCCACACTGGATCTGCCCATCTTGATTTTAATTGGTTAGAACACAATTTGCCTTGTTCTTCTTTTGTCATAGATACTGATTTTGATTTAGATGTTTTTTTTCGTGTGCCATTAGCCCACTGTTCTTTGATTCTTTCACTATTTTGTTTTTTCCACTCTTCAGTATGTTGAGGTTTCTTAATTCCTATTAAAGCATTTTTATGCTCGTCAGTCATTCCTCCTCGATCTGCAAATCCTTTCTTTTTGGCTTCACTTATATTACGTCGACGTTCTTCAGTCATTGGTCCAGTCTTTACACCTTTTTTGGCTTTAGATATTTTTTGACCTACTGTTTTAATATGTTCATCATATTGATGCCACGGTTTTTTAGAAGAAAGATGAAGATTGTAGTATCGAATCTTTCTTTCTTCGGGTTTAATCATATTTAACCATTTTTGTTCGCGGTCATATAATGCTGATCGGTCTTCAATATTATTTTCTAATATTTTTCTTTTAAAATCTTGAGGTCTTCTAGCATATGCTTTTCTCATCCATCGAGACGAACATATATACCTGTCATCTACTGATCCCCAATGGCAACCAATATAATATCTTTTGTGTTTACGATCGTACCAAATATAAACAAATCCATATTTACTAGGCATAAAAAAATACTCCCGAAGTTGCCCCCGGGAGTATTTATAATTACTTGAATTTAGGAGGTACTCCTACATCAAATTGTTAACAAGAACGCGACGATAGTACTTGTTCGAATCTTGCTCAAGAACTGCAGTTGTCGAAGCAGCTGTAGTACCCTTAGCGAATGGATTCGGTGCCATACCGTAACGTGTCTTGAAGCCGATCTTCGGTTGGAACGAACCTGGATCAACCGCACGAACCATCTGAAGTGGAACGTATGGGCAATAGAACAGACCAGCGTCGAACGGATTCGAACCCTTGTAGCCTACTACCAAGAAGTTTGTTCCAGCGTATGGATCGATATAGACCTTAATACGACCGTTGATAACACCAGCAAATGTGTTGCCTGTGTCGTCGATGTTCAGTGACGATGTGTTCATCGCAGGAGCGTAATCAAGAACGCCAGCCATTTGAAGTGCCGAAGCAACGTCAGACGAGCAGATGATTACGTTACCCTTACCGCGACGTGTCTGCTTAGCAATCTGGTTGCATTCGCGTTCGATCTGGAACAGAAGACCCTTAAACTTTTCAACTGACCAACGACCGTTTGAATCGGTATCAAGGTCGAAGATACCAGCAGTTGTGGTTCCTTCAGATGCACCCTTTTCAGCAGTGATGATGATCGAGCGAACAACTTCGCGGTTGATTTCCGCAAGGATTTCACCTGAAAGGATGTTCGAAAGTTCTGATTCTGCGTCGAGACCATGAATCGCTTTCAGATCTTGTGCGAGTTCAAGTGTGTATTCAGCCTTCAGAGCACGTGTCTTTGCAGATACGGTAACCTTCTCGATTGAGAAGCCCATTTCCGGGAAGATGAAAGTGCTGTTCGCGCCGAGCAATTCAGCCGAACCAACAAGAAGACCCATTGTGTAGTTATACACTGAGTTACCTGCGTTGTTCGATGAATCAGGAGCTGTACCAACTGTGTTAGCACCAACTGCAGTTGTTGAACCAGCACCAGTGTTAGCAGCTGTAAGACCAGCGCCAAGACGCGAAGCGTGACCTGTGTTGGCTTCGTTGTAGAAAGCTTCGCCAGCAGTTGAATCTGTCGAGTTTGCGTATTGTGAACGCATTGCGAAGATAAGACCTGTTGGACCGTTCATTGGCTGAACGCCGCAAACGTCATAAGCAATCAGGTTTGGCATCGAACGACGTACGAGCGAAATCAGTACTGGATCGAAGTTTGCAACCTGGCCGCTGCCTACGGAGTTGACGTGACCGTCGCCTTCGCCAAGCATTTGCTGCCCGCCACCAGCTTCGCGAAGCGCGCGCTCTGTGTTCTCAAGCACTGTCGCTGTGACAAGGCGCTTATGTGAATCTGTAATTTCTGGAAGATCCGAGTGCTCGAGCACTGGCTTCCACTTGTTGTTTAGTTCCTCAGCTAACATTGTATTCTCCCTTTATCCTTAGGATTTGTTTATTATTTATAAAATTAAAACTTTTTGGTTCTTGAAATCGCGCTGACATAGTTTGCCATTTCACCAACTGCTACGGGTTTAGTATCTTCGCGAAGGCCTTCTGTCGCTTCTTCTGTGATAACGCCAGAGTTAATTTCTTTCTTCTCAGAGAAGTACTTGCCCTTTAGAATGTTGAGTTTCTTTACATAAGACTCAGAATCTGTGAACTCGATACCTTCTGCAAGAGTGCGAAGCTTTTCTACTTGTGTAGCAGCAAGACCTTCGGTCACTTCGTCGAATGTGGCTTCCATTGTCGCTTCATCGATGACTGACTGTAGTTCTAGTTGCTTGTTTACAGACTCGTCGAACTTTGTTTCAAGTTCTTCGATCTGTGCCTTCAATTCGCCGACTACATCAAGCTTCTCTTCAGGCACTGTGATGTATGATTCTGCAAACAGATTGTAAAGACCTTCCATGAAGTTCTCTGCAATATCGGCGCGTAATGTGGATTCGACAGCAAGCTTGTTGTCTTCCATCCACGATTCTACTACATAATCGAGATACTGATCGATTTTTGTAGTGATCTCTTCTTTGATTTCTTCTACTTCTTCGGCGAGAAGACCTTCGTAAGCTTCTTCAAGACGAGCTTCTTCGAGTGAAACGCGAGCTGAAACAGCGGCTTCAAAGATCGTAGAAAACTTTTCTTTTGCTTCTTCAGTAAGATCTTCGCCATCAAATACTTCGTTGATGTCTTCCTTTACTGCATTCAGCGTAGGCATCGGCATTTTGCCCATACCAGGAGCTCCACCAGGAGCAGTCGCTGAAGGAACACCATCAGCACTATATTGCTTGATTGAATCGTTAAAGAAGTGCGAAAGATCTTCGCCCTTCAATTGTGCAAGAAGCGAACTAAAAGTAGCTAACATCTCTGCGCGTGTTGGATTCGGCTTCAATGTTTCCGAACCAGCAGATTCATCGATACCGTCTTGAACGATTTCACTCGTATCTTTATTTGACATTTTTGACTCCTTGTAGATTTTATTTATTTATTCTAAGTTAGATTTTAGAAATTTTATTGAGGAAGTTCTCAAAAATTTCAAACTTTTTAGCATCGAGCTGTTTCGAAAAAGATGCGCCTTCAATATTTTGCACAGTTTGCTCTAACATCTTCTGTGCATTTTTCTTTGCAACTAACAGATCATCTTGCCAAACCCATTCTACGCCTTCCATAATGCCATTTACAAATGCATCTGGAGCAGATGGATCGGCTACGATATCTGCAGCTGTGGCCAAATAGAAATCGTCTTGAACTTCGTTGATACCTTCTTTATTTAGCTTCAACGAACCCATACCTCTGGATGAAACACCGAGCTTTACGCCTTCTCCAATAAGACCTTTGGCGATGTTACCCATTGGAGTATCCATCAACTTAGCGCGACCTACGAAATTGGTGCCTTCTCTCTTTAAAGAAGTGATCATATGAGATACACGATCGAGGTTAATCGACGGACCATCAGGATGACCTAATTCGCCAAGAGCTCTGCCTTTCTGAATGTAAGACTCGTCGTAACGATTGACTTCTTTTTCAAGAGTTTCGACAGGATACATACGACCGTTGCGGTTCTTAATGCCTCCTTGCAAGAAGATACCTTCAATGTATACGTTCTTCTTCCCGTCTTCACGAGCTTCTGTGATACATTTGAGATCTTCAACAACTTCTGTGATTAGCTTCATGTTCTTACCTTATCCGAGATATTCTGTTGGAAGAGTACCAGCTTTTTGTACTTCAAGTAAGACGTAGCCATTCGCAGTACCTACGAACTCGATAGTAAGATTGGCAGTTTGACCGACAGTGAGAGCCATACCTGAACCGGCATAGTCAACATATCCAGCAGCAGCGAACACAGCAACTGGTGTTGTGCCACGCTTAATAATAGCAGTACCGTTCACATCAAGTCCCCAAAATACTTGAGTAATATAAGCGCCAGTAAGTACTTCGTTACCGAGTGCAAGACATGTAGCAGTTGCATCTACGTTAGTTGTGATACTATTGCCTGCCACTTTAATCGTGGTGTTGGCAGCAGAGACGTGAATAACAGCTGATGTATTTTTCTTATTTGATGTAATCGTAACGGCCATTATTCACCTCTGTAACTGATTGAGAAGTCTAACATTTGCTCGATGCCGTCTGCGGTGTCGCAGACTTGCATAAATGCATATTGGTTATCTTCGTTGAGTTTTTCAAAGACCGATATCATCGTTCTTTGATGTGTTTCTGCAAGATCAGCGAGCTTAATAAGCAGACGCTCTTCTTTATTGAGTGGTTTGCCATCGCGTGCTGAAAGTTTAGCAGCGATCGCCATGACTTGGCGTTTCTTCTGTGACTTACCCATAAACTGAGGAGCATCAGACTTTTGGAAATCCTTGATTACGGTTCCCATCGAAGCTTTCTTCATGTCGAGCTTTTCTTTGACTTGTTCGACTTCTTCAAACTTTGGACGATTCTTATTCATCTCGGTTGAAGCAACCTTGACTTTGTTTGTGCCTAATAGTTTGCGCTTGGCCATCTGGTTGCCAGCATCTCTATTTCTATCTGATCCAGATTTACGCTCATATGAACCCAAAGTAGCGTTAGACAGTTCGTCTAGTCCTTCGGCTTCTTCATTAGTAGAAGGAACACGAGCTGGTTTAACACCGTTCACAGAACCTCCCCAATTCTTACGTCCAGCAAGCTCGCGTCCCTTCGATCGATCCTTACCGCCTTCATTATCAGCAATTGACTTTGCCTTCATTGAGTAGCGCTGTACAGTACCACGCGAAAGTTCGTCTAGTCCTTCGGCTTCTTCTTTAGTCAGACGATCAATAGCTTTACTGATACCTTGTTGTCTATTAAAGTCTTTATTATCTAAACGATTAGAAACCTTCTTCAACTGTTTTCTTGATTTGTCTAAGTTATCGGTGTCACTAACATAACGCATAGCGGCACTAACACCTGTCATTGCATCATCTACACTTTTTTGTTTACTAGCAATGTGTGTTCTGTTTACACCTGCCTTCTTGACGTATGAACCCAGAGTCTTCTTTGAAAGCTCATCAATCTGCTCGGCTTCTTCTTTGGCTAGCAGACTTTTTTTCTGCATTTCTTGTCTTTTCTTAGCCATGTGTAATTTAAATTTTAAAGCAGGATCATCAGCTTCTTCAGTCTTCAAGCTTTCGCCGCGCTTTACAAGTTGCTTACCAGACATGTTTGCACCGGCTGATCTCTTACGAAGAGTCTTAGTATTCTTTTGATCCTTTGACCAGTCCCCACCACCTATCTTCATCCTATCGACGATAGCATTGCCTTGAGCACGAGCTTTTGTTCTATAGCTCTTAAGAGTTGCTGTATCTAGCTCTTCAAGTTCTTCTATTGCTTCTGCAACTTTTTTCTTCTTACGAAGAAGGTGGAAGTCATGAGCATCGACCTTGCCATTCTTGTTGGCATCGATCTTGTGCTGAGCACCTTTCAGTGCTTCGTATACTTCTTCGTCTTCGCCAGGATTGTAACCCTTACGGTGCTTTGGACGATCGGCCATCTTGACCTTCGAACCCTTAAAGAGTTCATCGTCATTGCCGTTGCGATCAGCAGTCTTCGCAACTACATGTTTGTCGATGAACTTCTGTTCGTCAGGATTTTTGACGACCATCGGCCCAAGCTGTCTTTCATTTAAGAAATCTTTAAGCGTCTTCGCCATCGTCATCTTCCTCTGTGTCTAAGTCTTCTAGGTCAAGATCTTCTAGATCGAGATCTTCTATATCAAATTCTTCGTCTTCGAACTCATCTTCGAACTCTTCGTCATCGATATCAAAATCCAAATCATCTTCGTTTGCGAAATTGTCATCGTCTTCGGGTTCGTCTGAAGCGAACATCTGCTGAGCATATGCAACGCTTTCGTCTTCTAATCTCGCGTTAATTTTTTGGCGCATAATTGCGTCGAATGCGTTTGCAAACCGTGTCGGCTGTTGATCTACGGTTGCTCCAATCAGTTCGTCAATGTCCATATAAATTCTCCAAAAAGCTTTTTACTATTTATAATGTATTTATTTTCCTACTAAATCTGGTACTTTCGGAATAGAAGTAGCCTTCGATTTACCGATGGTCGGAGGAGTTTGATCTTGAGTAGGTTCAGTGCCTGCATCTTCAGGTGGTAACTGTTCTCCACTTGGCCCCATTTCTGGTGGAGCATACTGCGGATTATCCATTTCTTCGATAATCTGCTTGTCGATCTCTTCCATATCTTCTTCTGTCTGATAAAGAACGTTACGACGAATCCATTCATGTGAGTAATACTTGCCTGCATAGTCATCGATATCACGTAACATTGAGATACGATCGCGAAGAATTTCTGTGTTCTTTAACTCGGCGAAATGATTATCTTCAGAGTATTCATACTTAAAGTTAGATTTAAATTCGGCCCAATCTTCTGAGGTAATGATACCTTTCAGAATCAATTGTTTCTCAAGAATCTTACTAAAAATTTCTGAGAATCGAGTACGAAGACGTGTAATAAATTTTGCAAACTTGACTTCGTCACGAGTCACTTCAGTGGCTCGGCCAAAGTTGAAAGCTTGTTCAGGATCAAGACGAGAGATCGGAACGTTCAGAGCTTTATAAAGCTTACGTTGAAAGTAAACAATGTCGTCGATCTGTCCAAGGTTTTGTCCACCTGGAAGAGTAGTAATTTCTGTACCCTTACCACCTTCACGACGAGGTAACCAGAAATCTTCGAGCATGGTCATATGTTTCCGATCGTCACGGATTTCTCCGGTACCAGCATCATACACAATCTTATTCTTAAAGCGAGTCATAATATCACGAAGATATTGCTCAGCTTTCATTTTCGGTAGGTTGCCGACATCGATATAAAAGATACGGCGTTCTGGGGCACGTGAGATACGATAGATGACCAATGAGTCTTCCATCGCCTTCAACTGATTGAGTGGCTTAATCGCCTTTTGCAGATAACCAAGAACCATGTCACCTTTGACATTGACAAGGCCAGAAGATACGTTGACAATCGAGTCGACTGCGATCTTAATACCTTGTGTAGTAGGATCTTGATAATTCGGCTGACTCGGAGTTTTACCAAAGCCGTTTTCATTGTAGATATAAAACTCTTCGCCGGCCATCGGAACAATGACGTTTGAATCTTTGGCAATTTTTCTTTTCTTCTGAGTCTTGACTTTACGAAGCTTGCGAGGATCTACATAACGTAGTTCTTGAATTCCTTCTCTCGGCTTCTTCTCATCGATCATCAAGTGATAGAATATTCTGCCGTCGACATACCATTTCCGAAAGATCTCATAGGCGTGTTGATTAAATTCAAGAAGTTCGAGTACAGTTTTAAACTCATCGAGAATAAGTTTCTTGACTTTGTCTGGCTGTTCTAAATCGTCAAGGTTTAAAGATACAACTTCTTTCTTTGGATCAATAACAACTGCTTCGTTGATAATGTCATCGACTGCCAACTCAATGTCAGGATGTTGAGCCATTTCTCTATATGTCGAAACAAGTTCTGATTCGGTTCGAATAGAACCTTCCATATCAACATATTGACCGTAAGCGCCACCTTCTGCAAGAACAAGCGCTCCATCATCATCCTGTTTTGGGGCAAATGATAGAAGCGCTTTTTCTTCTTGCTTTCTTTTAATTTCAAAACCAAATAACTCGGCCATGGGTTCTCCAATTTAAATAACAAAAAAAGTAAAGGGTAATGACTACCCCTTACTTATTAATCACCGCCGGCTTGACCTGTCGTTCCAGTACGACCAACTGACCAATAGTCATATTGGAACGTTACCTGGAACAGTTCGATTTGATCGGTTGTAGACCAATCAAGTTCGATTGGACTGATATTGCTTGGGAAGATTCCGTTAAAATCATAAGTGCGGATCTTCGTGCCATCTTTCCCAAACTGAGTGACTGTGGCCTGTGACTTATATCCAGGACCAATTTCTCTGACGTTACGTTGTAGACGATTGATTCTATTTGACCATTCTTCCATGGCATTACGAATCAAGAAGTCTTCATCGTTAATAATCGTAACTGTCCATTCGGCGAATGTTCTATCACCAGCTAACTTCATTTGACGACCGAAGTAAAACACCGGAATGACTCCAAGATCAGAGCCAGGCAGCTGAGCTGCCTGACACATGAATCTTGTTTTTGCATCCCCTGAGTTGTTCGCAGGATTAAAAATATCCACTTGGAACAGGTTTTGTCTTGCACCGCCAAAAGCTAGTTGGCTTCTCATTTCAGTGATATTAAAAGCCATTTACTTTCCTCCTAGGTTTATTTTATTTATTAGAACTGGCCAGCGATTTCAGTGAATTCGACACCAGATCTGACAGCGACGAAGTTTAGCTGGATGAAGTTGATCGACTTAGCAGGCTTGATGTAGATGTCTCCAACAAAGCGGTTGGTGTCGATTACTTCAGCAGTGTTATTCGTCTCGTCGCAAACCACACGGAAGTCAACGATTCCACGACGACCTTGTACGTCGCGAAGGAATGGCTCAACTAAGTTCACAAACTGTGATCTTGTGAATTCGTCATTGAATTCAAACAGAGTAGAGTTTGAAGCTGTGGCAATGGCCTTCTCAAGAACGATGAACAAGCGACGTACGTTAATACGATCGAATGCGCTAGTACGACCAAGGAGAGTCTTATCTCCGAAAAGTATTGTACCTTGACCAGGGAAAGTGACAATTGGATTGACATCGTTCTTATACAGAAGATCTCTTTCAGTTTTTCCTGGGCTAAATGCTAGCTTGACAAGGTTTTTGATTTGACCGCGAGTAAATCCAGCAGGAGAGAACCAAGGATCTCTGAGGCTATCACTGCGAGCTGTAAGACCAGCAATATCGCCGTTCAAAGGAATGTAACGATATACGTCCGCATACTTGTCATACTGATATTTGTAACCAGAATCGAGGAATGCATATGAAGTACTATGCAAAAGATTTCTAAAGTCTACAACGTTCTGTGCTTGTTCGTTTTCTACGTTAATACCTACAACGTCAGAGTATGCAGGAGAAACGAACACTACACAATCCTTGCGAACTTCTGCAATGTTATCGATCAGATAGTTAGCTAGCTGAACGTCGTTCGTTCCGATTGCCTTCCCTTGAAGAAGTAGAGAAACATCGACTGTGCTTGCGTCTGCAAAGAGATCATAGGCAGAACCAAGAGCTGCCATCGAAACTGTACTTTCTGTAGCACCATCTGCACCGCGAACGAATGACTTCGTATAAGTTGTCGCGTTAGTAGAGTTAGCAACTGTTGACAGCGTGTTAGAAGCTGCACCGTCGCGATCGTTTGTAGCCCAAACCCAACGTGAGAAGTCGTTGATTGCAGTCTTATAATAGTTCGTTGTACCGTCATCTTTCTTGGCATCTGTTGCACGTGAAAGGTTTTGGTAGATTTCAAGAACTTGACCAGGTGTCCCGCTGATCAGACCGTCTTCGTCAACTATAACAACTGAAACTTCATCAGTAATAGTACGACCTGCATTTGTCATTGATGAAGATACGCCGGGGGCAGATTCTACAACGTTGAAGTATTCCCACTGGCGTTTCAGTGAAGTACCGCTAAAGTTGGTCGACTTGTTCCAAGTCGAATCGAAAACGATGTTGAAGAAGATATTTGTACCATCATCGGCTTGTGCACCTTCTGAAACGACTCTCATATTCTGCTTGCCAACCGTTGTATTACCAACTTCGATGTAATCGCCTACAGAAATCTTATCTTTTACTGCTGTGACTGCGAGACGTGCTTGAGCGAGCGTAAGACCAAGATCGGTCGCTGTTTGCTTCGTGAAGTATACGTCTGAGTTAGCTGCGCCATTCGAAATAGCAACTGCAGATCCTCCAGAAGAAAGCGACAGAGAAAACCCAGTAGTATTAGCTGCGCTAATAAAGTACGATGTACCTTCTGATAGACCTTGAATGCTATTCGCAGTCGAAGAAGCTCCCTTTGCATACCATACTGCGTCATTATTCGTAAAGAGTGTATTTGCAGTTGCCAAAGAGATAAAGTTAGCTGATACGCCATTCGATCCAACTGTTCGTGCTGTCGTAGCAGCTGCTACGCGATCTGCGAAATCGTCTCCCGACCATACAAACACGACGTTAGCAGTGTTACTGCCTACGGTGATCGACATCGTAGCACTTGTAAGATCTGCAAGAGCATATGTATTTGCAGTTGTTGAGCCGTAAGTAGTATTAGTTTCGAATGTAACTGATTCAGTAAACTGAGTTGCACTGTCGCACATCGAAACTTTGAGAGAATTGCCGAGCGAACCGGGATAACGAGCTACAAACTCTGTTCCAGCGAAAGTTGCATTTGCTGCACCTTTATTTTCGAATTCTTCAGAGTTTCTTACTACGACGTTCGATGCCACGACTGTCGCTGTGTTACCAGCATAAGCAGATAAAACGCGACTATTAGCAAAGAATGAAAGGAGTGTAGAAGAACTTGTAGTAGCTGCTTTCGAAAGAGCGATAGCTGTGGTGTTTGCAACTGTGACGAAGGTATCATCGGGAATGCCATCGCCTTGTACAAGATCACCGACTGTAAGACCGAGCGCTGCGCCGTTCGAAGCAAGCGAAGTGTCTGAGTCGAGAGTAAAAGTTAAAGTATTTGCAAACCCTGTCGTCGCAGCGGCACGCGAAACATACAGAGCATTTCCATAAGAAAGGAAGTTAGCTGCTGTATAAAACGTTTCGTAGTTATCCGATGTCGGTTTACCGAAGCGGTTTGCGAGTGTATTTTCTGAATCTACAAGAACGAACTTTCCGACTGGTCCCCAACGAAATACTCCACCAAAACCTCCGACCGTAGTCGCAAGTGCTGGAACAGTAGTTGTAAGATCAATTTCGGAAACATTGATTCCTGGGCTGACTTGAAACGCCATTGTTATCTCCCTTTAAAGGTTAGTCATGTAAGTTGCATTTACTTTATTTATAACTTCAATAAATTAGGGTATTTGAGGCAATTGTATATTTAATTTCATATCAAAAATTTCCTTCAAAAAACCCGCGCTTTTGCGCCACCCAAAAATCATTTTTCGGTCCACCATCAAACAATGACTCGTTGACTTCTTCGTCATGGGCGTCATCGCCTGTACTCATTAATCCAAACGGTAGCATTTGTTGTTCGAGCATCTTTTCATTCTGCTCATAAATTTGCATACGAATATCAATATTTGTAATCTCTTTCAGATATGGCTGTGTAGTCAACCAGGCAAAGAGAACACAACACATGGCCATATCATCGTTACCATCTTCAGCTTCGTAAGACTGATTTCCTTTTAAGGTATTCTTGAGTGAGAAACGACTTAACTCATAGATGGTATCATAATCATAGATTAAGAACTTGTCAGCCTCGACGAGAGTCTTGAGTGTGGCACAACCAATTCTCTTGACTTGTTTTGATGTTTTGACTCCGTAATGTGTAGTGGTAGCAAAACCACCTGATAAACTTTGTCCTGTTCTGCCGTTATTGGCAGTCACCAAAACTCCGTCATATTCAAGATCATAGTGCAAAATATCTGCGACTTGTTGTCCAATATCATTTGTTTCCACAAGAACAAGAGCATCATTATATTTGACTGCGGCACCATAGATAATGTTTGGATATATCAATGGAGATATTAGATTGTTTCGAAATGCGGCCACTTGTCGATATGGCATCGTTGATACATTCACGACAATAAAAGCAGAATAGTCGGCTCCAGCTCCTCGAGCAGTATCAACTACAATCGCATAAATTGTATCTTTCTCTGGTTCTTCATAGATCTTGAGTCCACCGTCTGCTTGAGCAATCGGTTGTTTATAAACCATATTACGAAGTTTGGTAGGATGAATCAGAGTGTTCGAAGAACCAAGAAACTCGCACTCGTATTCTTGTCTGAACTGATCTTCAGACGTATTACTGATCGTCTGTTCTCTCCAGGCTTGATCGCGGCCTGGAATCTGTGACCAGTGAACGTCGACTCGAGCATATGCATTACGACCTTCTTCAGACTCTGTCCAAATACGATAGAACATGTTCATACCGTTCGGAGTCGAAGTAATCAGAACCTTCGAACTTTGACCAGATGAAATGGTAGGATAGACCGAAGCAAAGAACTCGTCTTGAATATTGGTCGGAACGAAGGCAAACTCGTCGAGGTATACCATGTTCTGAGAAGTACCACGAATCGCAGAAGATGAAGTAGCAGAAGCAAGGATTTCAGATCCATTCTCGAGCTTAATGTTACCTTTATTCCATTCGGTCACACCCATCTGAAGCCACTTCGGAAGATGCTCGAACATTAACTGAATACGACCAAGGATTTCTCGCGCTTGTCTGTCTTTGTTGGCCAGAATAGCGATCGAGTATTCTTCGTTGAATACGATCTTCCATAATAGATATGCCGCAACAGTCGTCGTCTTACCAACCTGACGTGGCATCTTACAGATGACGAAGCGATTCTCTTCGAAGGCGAGGATCATTTCTTTCTGAAATTCCCAGAGCGGGAACATGATCAGACCCTTATCGATATTGACAATCTTACAATAAGTTAAGATAAAGTAGATCGGATCCTCAGAGCACTTGATATACTCGGCAACCTGCTCTGGAGTATACTCGACCTTTGTGTCGGCTCTTTTTAATCGAGGATTACCTAAGTAATTTTCACTCGCCATCTTTATGTTGCTTTAGATATTTCTGTAACTCGGCAGTTGAACCGACAAAAAGATTGTTTGTCACTTGTTGGGCGGTAGCAGTTGGATCATCTTCCATCAGTTTTTTCTTTTTGACTTGTAAATCGAGAAGATCTTTACTCGCTCCAACCATGGTGTTCATCATTCCAGCAAGCACTTCATATGCTCTTGGGTGTTGGCTTTGTTTCGCCACATCCATCAGTTCGAAGAGAGCTTCTTGCCCTTTATTAATGACTTCCATCATATTCTCGCGAGCAAACTCAAAGTCTGCATTTGCTTGTGTAGTAATTTTCTTTTCAATCACAGCCGGAAGAGTTTCACCTGCAGCGATGTTTAAAAATTTATCAAGTTCATTGCTCATTAGATATTCTCAGTAATTGTATTGATAATACTATAGTTATCTGTACTTATAATATCTTCATATGAAATACTTAAAGCGGTGTTGGTAGTAGGTTCTCCGTTCGCCGTAAGTCCGGGTCTCGAAGCCACGACTATCGTATTTGCGGTATTATCAGTGTTTCCTGTGGCTACATCTTCAGGAAGCCTGAACGTTGTTTCAGCATATTTAATCAGTTTTGATTTCTTTGTAGGACCATATAGATAGCCCTTTAGAGTAAAATTAAGTGTCCATATCAGCGCTCTTCTTTGCTCAAAGCTGCCTTCGTATTGATCTTGAGAAGAGATGCTATTTAAAATAATAGGAATGTCGCGAGCGCTGTCGACTTCAGGAACAAGATTTACACTCACTGTAAAGTCAGGAGTGAAGTAAGGAACGATCTGTTCTACGATTCGTGTGCCATCTTCTGCATTCTTCACTAAGATATTCATCTCAAATTGCATGTCATATGGAACAGGTTGATACTGATACTTGACTTCGTCATCAGTGCCCGCGGTCGCAGATTGCTTCGTCAACTTATTGAGTGTATTTAGTTTACGAGTAGAATCATATTCTAAAGTCGTCATTTCAAAAGAAATACGAGGAAGAATAATGCCAACTTGATTATCGAGTCTCGGACTTTGTTCAAGTCTCGAAAGTATTTTGTCTTTTGGACCGTAAGTCAAAGGAACTTTCAGAGTCTGAAGTACTTCTCCGGTCGAGCTGAGGCGATTGATATAGATGTCGTTAAAGACAGTGCCAAATACGATGATGTATTTTCTTAAACTGTCGTGATTCCATGTTCTTCCAAACATTACAACTTCTCCATGCGACGTTTAGCCCACATCAATTTTGATGTTTCAGAAATCTTTCTTTTTGCTTCTTCATCATGGGGTTTATTATACATTGGATTATTTGATCCTGATTGAGATACACTCATTTTTTCTTTTGTTTTGTTAGAATGCACTTTACCTAACATTCCTATTTTGCCTTCTTTTTGAAGGCGTTTACCATTAATACTTATCTTTTTTCTATAGTCTTTATCCCAACGGTAACTTTTATCCATTTTGGCCATGCCACGTTTAGTATTATTACTTATTTTTTCTTTTGTTTGTTCAGAAAGATTTTTACCTTTATTAGGCGATGGCTTTCCTTTATTAGCTTTAGATATTTTTTCTTTTACTGTTAAGGAAGTATTAGGATTTGATGACCAGTGTTTATCTCCATGTCTTCTTATATTATAATATCTTATCCGCAATTCTTCATCTTTAATAAAGTTTTGCCATTTGGCTTCTTCATCAAACATTTCTTGTTTATTTGTATATACTCTAGTTAATATTCTTCTCTTAAAATCATTAGGCCTTAACTTATAAGCTCGTTTCATCCAAGGAGAACTGCAAATATAACCATCATTTTCTGTGCCCCAATGCGCACCAATATAATATCTTTTGTGTTTACTATCTCTCCAAATATAAACAATCCCGTACTTTTCCATATAATACTCCTTTAAGAGTATTTATAAAAGTGTGTATTTCAAACTTGTCCTTCACTAAACGGATCGACTTGTGTCCAGTCAAGAATACTGTCGCCACCTGTTTCAAACTCCATATTATCTTCGAATGCATCTCCGGCTTGTGTACCAAAATCATAGCTGCCTTGTATAATTGGATTTCCTTCTTGAGTAACCAGAAGTAAATCGTCATTCGTCAAGATTCCAAAGGCATCGAGGCTGAGACTACTTAATTTCTCAATACTATCAATTGCCTGAATGCCAGTATTTAACTGCTCACTGCTATATTCAAACATCTCGCAAACGAGATCATACATCTGAATAGCGCCCATCTGATAGAAGACAGGAGTTTTATTGACGTATTTGACATACATCAAACGATCTGCCATGGCAAGATAAATGAGATCGCCTTCTTGAGGACGATCGATCATTTCTACTGAGCCAATCTCATTCATAAAGTTACGAACGGACACGGTAAATGTAACCTGATCTCTGATTTCAAGACCAAACTTCGACAAGAATTGTCCGTCACCTTCATAACTCTCATAGCTACGAATATACATGTCAATTAAGTAAGAACTGTTGTACTGTGATAATGCATCTTCTTCGTAAACTTCGTCTTTTTCAACGAGTGTACGAGGACAGTAGAACACATCATGCCCATAAATTTGAATAGACTCGAGAACCAGATCTTCAATTAAGATCTGCTCTTGACTATTCGTAAAGTTGTTGAAATAGAAATTGGTTGTCACAGAGTTAACCTATCATATCAAGAACCGGAAGGGAATAAGATGAAATCATTTCTTGTTCCATCTTAGTTCTTGCATCTACCGCATCATTATAGATTTTCTCTCCATTAAACTGTACTCCACCGGGTAAAGTCATACCAGTAAACTTCGTAAGATTCGAACCCCACTGTTCTTTAATCAAAGTCGTGGCATAGTTTTGAAGCCAACGATCGTTATATGCATCCGTATAAGTTTCTGGATCGACGACTTCGTAAGCTTCTACGAGTAAGAATGAGCCGACGGCAACTGTGTTCCAATCCATATCAACATGCAATCGATCTTTATGGCGAGAATAGCGAATCGGTTGTTTACCGACTAAAAGTTCTGTCATAAGCGCAAGATGTTCCATGACCATATAGTATGGAACAAGAGATACGTTTGTGAGAGTATAAATATCATTCAAAGCTATCTGATAACGAATATTGAAAAGATCGTCAGAGCTTATCGAAGGATCTCCCATCGAGAAGATGCTGACTGCGCCGATGATATTTTCTGGAAGAGTAATATACTTGTTTGTGACATCAGTCTCTGTGATAGCATGCTTATAGTATATTTTTTCTGAACCATCAAAGTGATAGTCATACCAGTAACGAATCGCTTCGTCGATACGATCATCGACTTGATCATCATCGACATTAATTTCAATGACTGGTTTGCCGAGCTTCCGAAGGCAATACTCTTTAAATGTTGCTTTTGTAGTAGGAGTTGCCATCGTATTCCTCGTTTATTTCTATTTATAATATGCTTATTGTATCACTTTTTGGTGTACAACAACAGAGAAATGTGTTAGAATGACTTTATGTCTTTTATAAGGAAATTCTTTTCTAACTTAGTATTTATAACAACATAAATACTGTAATGAAAGCAGTGAAAAGGTAGATATACAATGAATCTTGACTTAATGATTATTGATAACTTTTATACCAATCCCGACGCAGTCAGAGCCTTTGCTTTAACTCAAGACTTTAGCGTTACGGGTAACTATCCAGGAAAACGAACTCCTTCATTCATGACGCAAGACGTCAAGGATTGTATTCAACATTGGATGAATCCAATTGGAAAGATTAACAATTGGCACGAAGATTCGGGTTATACCGGAGCTTTTCAATACGCTACCGCTTTAGATAGAACGTGGATTCATTGCGATCATACGAGTATGTGGGCTGGCGTATGTTACTTGTCACCAGATGCACCGCATACTGCTGGCACAGGAATGTTTCGACACAAGGAAACTGGAGAGTACCGAGCTCCAAAAAACGAACACGAGGCATATGATTACACTAAGTGGGATAAAGTCGATATCGTAGGCAACAAATACAATCGATTGATTCTTTATAGCGGTGATCTTTTCCATGCCAGTTTAGATTATTTTGGTAAAGACTTATATGATGGTCGTCTTTTCCAGACGTTCTTCTTTGATACGGAGTATGTGCGATGAAAGTTTGTAAAGTGATATGGTCGACGAATCGACTCGAGTATTTGATTCCTACATTGAAATCTCAGCGGGCGATGTTAGATTTTGAAGGATGTGAAGTCGAAGGCATCTTTTTCGATGATATGCCAAAAGGTCGTCATGATGGCACGATGTTTCAGTTAGCCAAGAATTTTGGCTTTACTGAGATCTTCTTGCATCAGCAAAATATGGGTTTGCCATACATATGGAATCGAACCTTCGAAATCCTGAGAGAACGAAATTATGATTATGTGTATCTGTCAGAGGACGACGTCACATTCAATCATCCAATTAAGATACTCGATATGATTCAGATTCTTCAAGATAACATGAATATTTCTCAGGTATGTTTAACACGCCAAAAGTGGTATGACTTTGAAGAAGAAACACAGGCTTATGAAACCGACGTGACACTCGGGAAATATCGAGGCGAGCTTTCTGAGGCATATTTCTGGAGTTTGGCGAGTATATTTCCTCGAGTAATTGTAGATCTTCCACATGCCGAATCAGTAGGAGAAAAGAACTTGAGCGAGTATGTTGTCGCGAAATCATTGCAACAACTTAACATGCAAACTTGTAAGCTCAAGACTAAAGAAGGCCATAACATCGTCAATCATATCGGCGAGTATAGCATCGGCAAGAGAGCCGAACCTGGAGATCCTCGTTATGAAGATTTCGCTGTATACGATCCTGAAACAAAATATAGTTCGAAGCACGGAACGAAGTGGGTTTAATTAAAATTCAGTTGTGCCGGTGTCATGATTATTATAAATAAAAATAGATAATCTGTGGGATAGGGAATCAAATGACACCAAATAGCGTTAGAATTAAAAACGTATTACCGTATCGAACACCGCGGTGACGGTCACTTGATAATGAATGAACAAAGATTAAAACTTGTGATGAAGTGTTTTGATAAATTACCAGAGCATCAGCGCGATTGGATAAATAATTGTGAAAAATTGAATCTTCATGATGATCATATACTTCGTGGAGAAAAAGAAGTTGCTCGATGTATAATTGAGGTAGAAAACAATAATATATATTATAAGCGAGGTAATAATCAAAATTGAGGTGATGATGTTTAAGAGTGTTTTTAAAAATAATGAAATTGAGTTCTTATGTGCTGAAGAAGACTATGGTGTAATTCCAACACCATTCCCATCAAGTAAACATATTCCTGACTGGTTTAAAGCTCTTCCTCCAAAACTCGGAGATCAAGGATTTAAAACTTCAACTATCAAAAGATGTATGCCGTTTTTAGATTCGATGCTAATGGGATATATTATCCCATTAGCAGCAGATGTACAGATTACATCAAATCATAATTGTTCTGGCATCACTTATAAATCTAATTTTTATCGACCTATGATTGAAAATCATATTAAAGAACAAGTTACTTCAGAAAAAGCTCCAAATCCAATAGATCCGAAACCGCCAATTAAGTTTATGAATTATTGGATGTTTAAAACTCCTCCGGGATATTCTTTGCTTTTTCTTCCTCCATTAAATAGACCAGATCCTCTATTCACATGTTTTTCTGGAACTGTCGATTATCCATACTACGAACAAGAATATGTGAATTTTCCATTTACATTTAATCAACCAAATTTTGTTGGCATTATTCCTGCAGGAACGCCACTCGTACAAGTCATTCCAATTAAAAAAGATGACTTACTTCCAAAACATAGAAGTAGATCTTTTAATAAAAATGAAACCCAAAGTACTCATTTAATGAGAACAGTTCGAAATTTTGTTCATGAATCCCTTTATAAGGATAAACTTCACAAAAAGTTGCTGAAATAATGTCGAGTTATATCTTTGCTCCAGGTCCTCCGATTGAAGCAACAACCAGTTCATACGTAATATGGGATTCTGGTTTTACTGAAGAAGAACTAGATAGAATAGATAAATATTGTCTAGATAATTTAGTTTCGAATCCTGCTGTAGTTGGACCTGACGGTGTAGTAGACCTCGCAATCAGATCTTCTCAAACAGCATGGATTAGTTTAAATGATGAAACTTCCTGGTTCTATGATAGAATGGCATGGATTGCTCGCAAACTGAATAGTACTTTTTATGGATTTGATTTAACCGGATTTCATGAAGACTTTCAATACACCATATATAATGGTGAAGAGAAAGCACACTATGATTGGCACATTGATAATTCATCGTTAGACAATGTTCCAAGAAAATTTAGTATGGTTTTACAACTATCAAATCCAAAAGACTACGAAGGCGGAAATTTAGAAATAAAAGTCGGCAGTACTCCTGATGTGGTAGATAAAAAACGTGGGCTTGTTGCAGCGTTTCCGGCCTATCAATTACATCGCGTAAGTCCAGTCAAAAAAGGCATTCGTAAAAGCATTGTGATCTGGGTAGTTGGCCCAGCATTCAGATAAATATAGTAGTAGAAATATATTATGACTGATACACTTGACCAATGGCACTATTTCAGCACTCCTGTATATAGTATCATGAAACCAAATTTTTTAGAAACAGCAAGAAGCGTATGCAACAAGTCGTTGAGCGCTATGCGTAAAAATAACAAAATAAATGAAGTATATCCTGTTGTTCATGCAGATGTTTCTGCAGAAGAAGAACTTCTGGAGTTAATTCAATATACTCTTAACACGAGTTGGAATTTATTGAGTGATCAAGGCTATAATATGAATGGTCTGCAGACATATCTAAGAGAATGTTGGAGCCAAGAACATCATAAGTATTCTTCAATGGAATATCATAGTCATAACGATTGTCAGCTTGTTGCATTTTATTTCTTTGAATGCCCAAAGGATCCTCCTAGATTGGTGATTCACGATCCTCGACCCATGAAAACAATGACACCGCTATACGAACAAGATTTAACAACAATATCAATGGCCTCGGACAGAATAAACTTTACTCCTGAACCCGGACAATTAATATTTGCCAACTCTTGGTTAGCTCATAGTTTTACTCGTAATTCTTCGACTAAACCCTTTAAGTTTATTCATATGAATATATCAACCCGACCAGATGTTGTAGTACCCGAATATCCAGCTACCGCAGATATTATATGACACGAGAGTGTGGAACATGTACAAAATGTTGTGATGGATGGCTTACGGGAAGCGCGAAAGGTTATAATTTTTGGCCAGGAAGAAAGTGTCACTTTGTGTGTTCAACTGGTTGTACAATATATGAAGATCGACCAAAAGATCCATGCCAATCTTTTACTTGCTCATGGCTAGATGATGAAAATATACCCGCATGGTTGAAGCCGAATGAATCAAATACAATCATGCAATGGCGGACTCACCCGGATGCAAATTTATCTCATCTCGAGATAGTCGAAGCCGGTGCTCCTATGTCAGCTGAAGTTTTAAGTTGGGTAATTATGTATGCTTTGAATAAGAATATAAATTTAGCTTTTCAGGTAAATGGCGGCTGGAATAAAATAGGAAACCAAACGTTTTTACAAACAGAGTTTAAAATTGCCTAACTTTCGTATACGATTCAATCAATCAAGAGGTCGACCCAATCGTGGTACTAACGATCATGTCTGGAGAGTATTCGAAGGTGACAAAGAGTATCTATGCAAAAATATCATCATTAATGTATCAAGCCATGGAGCTAAAACCGGTGAGGATTGGAGTATCTGTTGCGAAGGTACTATGAGCATATGTAGAGACACCTCTACAATTACTATTAACTAAAATATTATTATTGGTGAAATTATGAACTTAGAATTTTCAGAAATAAAGCTTTACAATCCAGGAGTTCTTAAAACAAAGATTCCTGCTTCTATTTTTGCTGATTTGACTCGAGACTTGCAAAAGCAAGTTGATAATAGACCTAAAAAGTACAATGCCTTTTTAGCAGGGCAATTAGAAACAGAACTTGAATACGTTATTAACGGACAGTTTAGAAATTGTTTAGAACAAGTTTTTTTTGAATATAGAAGAAGATTTAATTTTCATGAAAATGAAGATTATATTATTGATTCGAATGCATGGGTAAATTTTCAAAAGAAACACGAATATAATCCAATACACTTTCACCATAAAGATATTTCATGGGTGATATGGATTGCAATTCCTTATGATTTAGAAGAGGAATTAAATATGCCAAATGTAAGAGAATCAAACTATAAAGTAGCATCAAAGTTTCAATTCATTTATAATTCATTCGATGGCGGAATCAGTACGACTCAACTAGATATTGATAAGACGTGGGAAGGTTCTCTTATTATGTTTCCAAATTATCTCAAGCATCAGGTATATCCGTTTCAAACTTCAGACGAACATCGCATTTCTATTTCTGGTAATATAGAAATTAAAAAATAACTACACTTATTCTTTTGCATTTATAGTAATACTACAGAGTAGATAGCTCTACCAGATTGCTATTTTCAATTTCGCTTAAACCGATCAAAGCTTGTCTTACTGTAGTCTCAGAATCATCGTGTATTTCGTCATAGATTACAAATGGAAAATCTGAAAATGTTCCCAGATTCCATGTATTCAGTGCTTCGAATACGCTTGCATGTTGAGCAGAGTCCATATACCAAAGATGAGTATATACAATATTATTATCATCCATCCACTGTTTAGCTAACGCAGAATTGTTTCCTCCTGTCGATGTTAGACCAGTATAAAGATAAATGTCAGTTATACCTACAAGCATTTTTTCCTCCGATTAAAATATTATTTATATTACCAATTAACAGTGACGGTTCCATTTGCAGAACCGGTTCCTACTGTGACACTAATTACTTGGAATGGTTGAACTTTTACAGCTGCAACGTTTCCTGTTGT